TTACGGAAGTAGTTTTTCATTAATGATTCTGTTTGTTTCATAGCACTACCTCTAGCATATACTGCTTTAGAGTAGGCATCACTTGTAGCCCGACTGAATCCAATTACATTATCTTGTAAGGATTTTTTATATCCGGCTTCTCTGTTGAAATACTTTAGTCCAGCAGAGTAATATTTCTGGTTTTTATCTAGCCATCTTTGCTTCGCTTGAAAGCGAGCATTGGCATTAGCATCTGCGCACACGGCAAAACTCAATAAATGGTAAGTAGTTAGGACCATGTATTACTTGACGTAAAAACTTGAATCCTAAAAATTTTAACAGCCTGATGTGGGCTGTATTTCTTTTGTCAACAATGTTCCAGAGGAGGGGTTCTTGGCGGTTATCGACATACCGTTTCGCCTCTCTTACAAACAATATCGGTTTTTCATAAATAGCGGGAGTGCATAGCATCCATATGTCTCCTCGTTGTCCAACTCCAGCCATCCCGGCAGCCTTGCCGCTAGGCGCAGTAAAGTACACGCAGGGGGTCGTGTAAGCAGCGGAAAGAAGGTAGCGGATAGGTTCTACCCCCCAGCCTTCTTCAAGCTCTCTACGGTCTTCTGGACGTAAGTTAGTGGCTACCTCGTAGGCAGCCTTATTTGTGATTGGGTGTATATAATTAGACACGCTTATAATATTTGGGTGTAAATGATCCTTCCCACGACATAGCTCTTAATGTAGCTGGTGCGGGATGTGTTGATTTGATTCTAATATCTACGTTTGTATTCTTTTCGTATACAGGTACAGTACGTATTACTTCTTCTACAAATGGTGCGTCAGACGCTTCGTACTCATCTAGTTCAGTAGATTCGTATACTTCAGTGTATGGATCTTTACCTACTCTAGTTAATGTAGTTTCATACAATCCAGTCTTACCAAAGTGTACACGTAATCTATGTAAGACAAGCATGCCGTTAACATCTGAGCTAGACTTTTCTCCTTGTATCTGTGTAGGATATATAGTTGGAAAGTCTACCTGATAGTCATATAAGTAACCTATATTAAATGTACCTGTTGACCAGTCGCCCGGTAATGTAAAGTCATCATTAGGGTTATTACCTGTTAAGGTAGCAAACGCATATCTACCTATTCTAGCTGTACTAGAATCTTTATCTATAACTACAAGAGAACCATTAGGTGTAGTCACATCTGGTATCCATGTAGACTGTCCTGTAAATGTAGTTAGATTTGTAGATGCGTTATATGAACCACCAGTAACGGTTGTATAATTATCTAAATGTAAAAGATAATTAACACCATCCTGATCTATGCTAATATCATCATCATCTTGTACGAGACTAAGAGTCTGTAAAAAGTTATCTGTATCTAAAAAGAAGTAATCATCATTAATTATAAAATGATATAATAATGGATTGTTAAATTTCCATTTAAACCATGCTTGTTGTTGACGTTTGTCAGCTACGTTAAAGTATCTAAATCCAAATACTGTATCTGAGTTAGTCTTACCAAAAAGCACCACAGAATTTTCTCTAGAATTTGTAAGAAGATCTATGTCTTTAGCTAATAACGTAGGTACAATTTTACTAGGTTCTACAACAGCAGGCTCTCCTTCTCGTCGTACGTTAGCCATTTCATTAAAGCGACTAAACTTACCTGAGTTATCTACATATGCAACAGTCACACCTAACGAGATTGGTGAGATTGCTTTATTATAATTATATGTAGCTACACTACGTAGTTTAGCAGTTTCTGGGTTAAGTATTTCAGCATCTGATGATAGTAAGAATTGTTGGTTAGTGCTAAATACTAGCAAACCACTGTTAACTTCTATAGCATCAAATATATCAGATGGGAATGTAGAGGCACAAGCTATATCTATAGCATCTGCTGCTCCTACTGCTAGTGCAGATTCTGCAAAGAAATCTGGTTCACCTAAAGTTCCGGGTCGACATAATACTACGTTTTCTCCGGCTAAGAAAGCTAATCTGTTTCTAAAAAAGACTACCTTGTTAATACGTTTACCTACAAAGGAAGGCATAGGATTTGTTACCTCGTCGCCAACACCTCTTTCAGCATATGTAAACTGTTTTACAGTAAATGTAGTTGTAGCTGTTCTCTGGATAACCAATGGCATGTTAGTTAGGGTTTTAGTTATACCCGGTTTTGCACATTCTACCCATGAGCCAGAACCATCTAAATTATTTTCTCCTTCAAATCTTAGGTAGTAGTCATCCTCATCAGATATTCTAGCATTAGCTACTTTGACTATATAACCATGTCTACACTGAGCAGGCAATCGAGATACATCGTTAACAGTCTTTTGGAAAACTCGCATAATATCATCTTCGAGTACCTCTACAGTAAAAGGATTAGCACTAGAATAATATACACCTGTACCTATAATTTTAGCAGTTATACCTGATGGTAAACTTTGTGTTAGTCCACCTAATATAGCTTCTGCTGTAACAGCTGTATCAGCATCAAAAGGTGTAGGAGCTGGTCGTATAAGTCCATCGTGGTTAGTTGCTACTGTAGCTTTTACCTCTGTAGTTTCATGATCTTCTATTGTAACTGTCATTGTAGCTTGACTACCACCAGAGGCAGCAGTGCTTGCAAATGAAGGACTGATAGTTACGGTCTCTCCTGTAGTCCAACCTTCTCCACCATGTAGTAATACTATCTCAAGACTGTAGCTACATCTGTAGTTACTTCCGCCCGGTCCATTACTACTAGCACTGTAGTTAGGGCTAATACCCTGTTGACCTAAAGCTGTAAGTCTGAATGTTAAGTTTTTACCATTACCAGATCCTATACCAGATCCATTACCTCCGGGTTTAGATACACTAAATACTTCTGTACCAATACCGGGGCATGATCCTGTACCATCTGCTTCACTAAAAGTATTAGCTGTAATCTTTACACGTGTAGCTCTGTTAACTGTTGTTAAGTTACCTGTAGAACTATTGTCATAAATGTTTACAGCATACTGTCTACCATTTTCTGTTCTGGTTAGCTCGACAAAAGCACAATGAGCTTCTGGTCTACCATCTGTTGTACCAGTAGCAGTTACTAATGTATTAGCATTAGTTGTATCTCTACTACTTACAAATGTAGTATCGTTAATTGTTAAGAATTGTAAGTTTTCTGGTGTGCTTGTAGCTAGGTAGTTTTGTATAGCTGTCTGCCCACCAGTACCATAAGCTGTGGTCATTTGTGTACCGTCGCTACAACGCCATACACGTACCTGACCATCAGCTGCTACTTGACCTATATAAGATCCTTCTGTTTCATCTCTGTAGTAGTGAAACCATGAGCCACCACTTTGTACGTTAGGTAGTTTAGTTGTACCTACACGTCTAGCACCCGGTCTTTTAAACAAACCTTTGGTTACGTCTGGTATAGCATTTATACAGTCCTTAACTTGTCCGGGAAATTTTAAGTGATCTGGCTGCTCTGATATACCAGCTGAATAAGCCGGTACAGTTTGTCTAATGTTTGCCATTATCTAACTAGATTCCTCCATGGTTCGTAAGCTGAGTATGCAGTATCCTCTGGTAAACCAAACATTGTATGGTTGCCCTGATTACATTCGTATTCCATAAGTGCAGCTCGAGCTTGTTGTTCTTGTACTCCTAGTAATTGTACTAATCCGGGATTAGATACTAACTGTACAGCTGCCTGCCTTGATGCTCTGTAAGTAATAAATCTTCTGAACACAGGTGGTAAGTCTTCAAAATTGGATAATCTTACAACATCTAAATAGATCTCACTTACGTCAGAGAAATCGTCAGTATGGTCAAACTTATCATAAAGATAACCACCCCTTCTAACGACATCATAGTGTCTGTCTTTCCATCCATCAGTTACATCGAGTTGTAATATATCTGCTCCAATAGCAATCTTGCCAGTTGTAGAGTCAGGTGTATATCGTACATGTTTTTCTGAGTTAAAGTGCCAACCCTCTGCTTGTACATCTACGTTAGCATCTTTAAGTAGATTATATATAAATTGTATTTCTGGGTTAGCGTTTGTTATTGCCCCTGTAGAAGGGTCTTTAAGTTGTGTTATTGGTGATTGCCCGATTGCTCCCAGTATTGAGTTAACTGCG